GTGAGTCTAACTCCCCAGTGCATCATCCACATGAATGATGCTATAAACAGGAGTTTCTCCCTACCAGTCATTTCTTTACTCATTTGAAATTCTTTAGTAGTTTGAGAGTGTCAGCATCCAAGTTGTCTTGGAAACCTTCCTCTTCACTGAAGACCTCCACAAGATCTAAATTGCCGTAATCATCTTCATCTCTGAAGTAGTTGTACTCACGTTCCATGTTAGAAATGCAAAGGAATAGTGATGGTTTCCTATCGCCTCCATGTCTGAAACCATCAAAGGGACATGCAGCAGTTGAGAGAGTGGGGCATCGACATAGGTTTCACCTATATGCCCAAATTTACCCTATGGGAATCGCTTACACCTGAACCCCCAGAACTGGGGCATAGGAACCACATATCCCTCAACAAATATATAATGCCATAAAAATACCCCCTTGTATAGGGGGTATGTGACACTTTGTAATCTGTCCTACAGTTTGCAGATATAACAGAGTTCTAAGTATGCAGGTCTATTATCGAGTGTAAATGATAACGTACTGAATTCATCTTGACCTGATCCATATGAATTTATACCCTGACCATATCCACTTGATCCTGCTGTACTTACAGTCACACCAGAACTACTTCCATCATTACTGAACTGGAATGGGTGATGGTGATGTATAGCGTGGAAGTTACCTACTGCTTTACCAAGTGAGTTACCTGCTTTACCTGATCCAGTAGGAGTATCAGTTCTTCGTGGGTCATCAATACCTGGATTTGAGGATACAGCAGTAAAGTCATGCCATCCATCTCCAGCTCCACCACTACTCTGTTGCTGTTCTACCTTGATCTGATATTGGTTATTACCAACAGAGGATCCCATAGTATACCTTAGACTTCCTGCTGTTATTGTAGCACCATTAGTATTGGATCCTACATTCGAACCATTATAGTAGAAGTTATAGGTTCCTCCACCTCCACCACCAGAGAATGTCTGCTCTTCAACTTCATTAGTGAAACTCATCTGAGTTGCAGTAGTATGAGTAGCAGAACCAGGAATAAAGGTTACAGGACCAACAAGGAATCTTCTGGTAGAAGTATAGTTCCACTCAGCAAAGGTCATTCTCTCTACAGTAATTCTGTATATGTCACTGGTTGAGTTCTGACTTATATTTGAAACTTCGAAAGTTGCATTAGCATCAGTACCAGAACCATCCCAGAATTCTATTCCAGGAGTTGCACCAGCTACAACATTTAGTCCTCCTAAATTTGTTCCAGCAGTATATGTTCCTTGATAAGTCTGTCCACCTGTTACAGTAGCAGTCTGTGATGATATTGTTCCAGAAGTAGAACTACCTTGTGTACAACTAATACCCAATGAAGGTATTTCATATGTTCCTAGTGCTGTACCATTTTGATTAGGATTATCTAACCATGAGAAGTCAACCGTAATAGTAGCAGTACCAGAACCACCACATACCATATCAACTCTGCTATTAGCAGGATCATGAACAAATGAAATTGTAACTGAACCTGAACCACCAGAACTAACTAGACCTTCACCTTTGAATCTATACTGTCCCCAATAGTTCCATGTACCATTAGTATATCCTTGAGAAATACTCCAAGGGTTGATTGCTCTTAGAGCACCTTCATAGAAGAAGTGGAATCCTGCCATACCAGAACCAGCAATACCAGCAGAACTTACTGTACTTGCCATATAATTATTAGAATCATATGCGTTGCTAAGTACAGTTGTCCATCCTAGATTAGTAGTATGAATACCATTTTGTGATATCTGACCAGCACCACCAAGATCCCAATCAATATCTACTGTAACATTAGGTGGTTGTGACCACGTACTTGATGTAGCAGTAGTCTTGACAGCCATCGCTCTAACAGGAGATATTTGGGTATTAGGTCCCCATGTTGTAGACCATGAACCACCACCTGATCCAGTAAATTCAACATAGTTTTGTGATGTATGACCTGGTCCATATATTGTGTTCCAACTCGTTGTTCCACCACCACCTCCAACACTACCACCAGTACCTGGTCCAGATCTCATATTACCCTTACCAGATATATCTAAGAATGCACCACTGTTAGATCCTGGGAATGTATTACTTTGTGAGTTCTGTCCATCATATAATGGATCGGGTGCTACTGTTGTATTGTGAGCATCATTTATCAATGCACCAGATGGCAATGTTCCCCACTCAGCACCAGGACTTCCACCACCACCAGATGCAGTAGCATCTACATCATCTGTATGTTCTACAGTTATACTATGAGTATGACGGAAGTAGTTGTGATTTATTCCGTGTGAGTGACCAGGAATTTCAGGTCTTGATAGTTCGTGACCATAGATTGATAACTTCGCTTTTACTGTATTAGTATCATGACCACCAGTCATTGCACCTGTGGCTGTTGTACTTCCACCTTTTACGAATTTATCTCGAAGGTCTGGTACTGAAATAGTATTACCAAATCTATCCTTATGAGTAGAACCATCACATAAACAATATCCTTTAGGTAGATTTGAATATGCTCCACCCCATATTATAATTGCACCAACTGGTAATGCTTGGTTTTGAATATCATCTCTTACATGAGCATCAAACATTGTTGGTGCTGCTGAAGTAAACTCTTTACCAGATCCAGACCAATTACCATACACACTAGACTTCTGGGGATTTGATCCCATATCTCCTAATGGATTAGATGAATTGATCGCTGGAGACATTGAAGAAGTAGTACCATCATATCTCAAGAAGCACTCTGTACTTGTACTCTGATAAGATTGTACAGCATTGTGACTTGTAGGAACTATGATACCACTATTTGCTCCTAAGAACTCAAGATCATCTTGGATGTAAACATTATCATCCATATGAACTTCATCAGCGAATTTCACTGTGTGTCCATCAGCAACTTCAAATGAATATAACTCAGTACCAATACTCTTCATCTGAGGTATCTCAGTCGATGCAGTATTAGTGAAGAATAAAGCAGAAGGTTTAGCTTGACTTGCACCTGAACCATCTTTCTTCATCCATAATATAGGATTACTTGAACTATCATCAACACCAATATAATAGTCACGTTTTAGATTAGCACCTGATACAGTAGAACCTTTTACATATAGTTCTGCTCTTCTTGATGCAACTCTATAGTATGCATTGATACCTAAAGAACCTGTACTACCATCACCAGATTGATCCTCGAAAGGATATAAACCACCTGTTTGTGTTAGACCTGTTTGATACCACCATCCTTTTGTACCACCAGTATCAGAAGGTAAATATATCCATGCTTGGTTATTCTTACCAGAACCACCGAATGCTGCCTTTGGTTTATATGCTAAATCACCATGATGCTTACCAAGACCCCATTTAGAACTAACCTTTGTTTGTTGTGGACCAAATAGGTTTACAATTGGAGCACCATCACCAGTAGCATAAGCAGTTGGTCTTGTTGATGAACCCCATAGAGTAATATCTTTACTATGGTTATCTTCGTTAGCAGCCTCAGTTTTTAGATTATCCTCATTATTAATATTCTCAACAACCGTTGATCTAAGGTTTACATTATTAGTTGAGAATAAACCATGAATACCTTCATATTCTCCTCCAGCAGCAGGATCATATCCATTAGGTGCTCCATAGAAACTTACTCTTTGCTTGACATTCTCTGCTTCACAAGGACTATTGAACTCAACACCACCATAGAATACACTGTTGTTACCAGCATGTCCAAATTGTCTATCTGGATCCTCATCCTGATCTGAGTTCTCTACTGTTAGAGTACCCATTACTGTTAGGTTCCAGAAACTTGCAACTCTTGGAAGATCAGTATCTTCGTTCTCACCTTCATCCTCTATTGCCTTCTTCTCTTCAACTGGAATAGATGATATTTCAAGTATAGACTCATCAATAATCTCAATTTGTCCAGTAACAGCATTGATCTTCTGAGTACCAACATACAAGTCACCTTGTGAGTTTAGACCTGAATAGAATACAACACCAGCATCTTCCTTCTTAGACTGTGATACAACTACTTCTCTATCAGATAGATCTCGTTGTTGTTTAGATGGGAATGCAGTTGAATAGTTACCTGGCCCATATCCAACATATTCAAATGTATGGTTTCCAGATCTTACAAGTGATGGTCGTCTAAGTTCAACCTCAATACCAGTTGCATCAGTTCGAGTATTTACATTAGTTGGCTTATATCCAATTGGGAATAGTCTTGATTGATCTTCTCTACCTCTTCTTGCAAAACCTTTTCTAGCAGAACAAATAGTACCAATTGAAGAAGTCAAATAGTTATTATCATCAAGGAATTTTTCAGCACACTCTCTTGTAATACTATTGACTCTAAGATCAGAGTATACCCAACCATGAATCCTGTGATCAGCACATGACTGAGCTGCAGGAGGGTTATCTATTGGGTTATCTGCATCTAACGCAGGATATAATTCAGCAACATTCTGACTAAACTTATGTTTCTTGAACCAGTTCTGTGCTAAGTTTCCACTTTCACCACGAATCATTGTACCGTGGTCTATTGAAATATCAGCAAGTAATAGAGTTAGATAGTATACACCATCTTGAACCTGTGGAATAAAGTCTTGAACCTCAGAGATATCGTAGATATAATATGTTCTTTCATACTGAGTATAGTCTGTTGATGCACCACCAGCCCATGTATCCATCACATATCCATCATCATTTGTCCTTAGTTTGACAACATATCCTAAGAATGGAGGACGTGCATCTCTAACATCTTTTGGTAGAACATAACGGAATCTGTATGTTCTATCATAATTAGGTCTATTATCTTTCTGCCTAAAGATAGATGCTAATCTTGTTGTCTTTGGAGCACCTTGAGTAGAAGTATAGCTAGTATCAGTTAGAACTTGATCAATAATTTCATTACCAATTGCAGTACCACCTGAAGGAGTATGACTATGCTTAGTTAGAATACACCAGTTACCTGAAGATTTGGTTTCAGGGTCTGCTGTCTGATTATTCAACTTTGTAGGATCATACTGTATTGGTTGTCTTGATTCCCATGAAGTACCAGTAGCACCAGCAAATTCAGTATCAGTAGTCCACTGACCAGCATTAGCATATACCTTACATCCTCCTGCTGCCATAACACCACCAAGAGTAATCAAGGAGTTACCAGCAATAGCAGCAGCACGACCACCACCAGTGGTAGGATCATCTTGAGTTATCTTAAATCTAGTCCTACTTGTAGGATACACATAATAGAATTTTTCTGTACTTATTGCTCCACCAACTGATAATTGAGGTAAGGTATCATTAGCAGCTGATGTTCCAAAGAATACTGGTTGACCAGCATCAAATCCATGAGGAATTTCTGTATAATTTGCTGCGTCTGCATCGTTTACAGTAATAAACTCATTAGTTGTGGATTCAGTTTTGAACTCATGTGCTATAGGAATTGGTTTTACATCAGAAGTATACTGATATATTTTCAATTCACACTTATTAGGATTATTGATATCAGCATTTGTTGGTGGGTTCTGAGATCTTAGATCAATAGAAGTACCAGCTCTTGCTTCTTCAATAGTCTTAGCTAATTTGAATTCATTAGCAACTGTCTGTATATTACCTGTACCATCAGACCAGTTAGAATCTTTCCATCTACTACCATTTTCAGTAATAATATAGTAAGTAGTGTTTGGAGTCATACCATCAGGTAGATATCCAACCTCAGATGAAACTCTTACTGGAGTACCTGTGTACCATCTATATGAGTCACCAGTTGTCTTTAGTTTACATATATTGGTATTAGGATTGACATTGAAAGTCTTTATCTGAACATGTTCAAATAAACCATCAGAGTCAGTATTAGTTGCTACAAAGGTTGATTTCTTTACTGGCTGTGCTCCATCCCTTTCAATTGCATAGACAGACTCATCTTCTTTACCACCAAATAGATACTTGGATTCAAATAGATATGTTGGTGTTTTATCTGGTAATAATGCTTCCCATAGATATAATCTCTTTCTTCTATTGGTAGTATTTGCTGCCTGAGTTTTCTTGACATCAAATGGATACCAACTAAATTCTTTTACTTCATCAGGATCTAATTCTTTAGGTGGAATAATGTGTGTAATCCTACCAACTTTATCTTGTGGGAATGACTTCTCTCTGAAACCAACTGCTCTCAATGCAGTGTTACCAAAGTTAGAGTTGGAGTTAGTAATAGAAATATCACCACCATCTTCAATCAAATGGTGATCACAGAATCCAACAGCGAACACAGACACCGCCTGAATCAATCCTTCATATCTAATATGAATATGGAATGTTCTCCAGTTGTCTTGATAATATGCTGATCCATCACTGTGTAGTGTAGATACCTTAGTAGGTGTAGGATCAGATGGTAATTCGTTTCCTGTTTCACCTTCTTTCAAGAATACAGGTTCCATCAGTACGTTCTGACTGATATCAGGATTACCTAAATTCTGATACATGTACTTGATGAATGCTCTATCATCTTTCTGTAGAGACACACCAGTGTACTGTGCCACAACCATTGACTTGAATCCAGTTGATTTGGATCCATCACAGAACATACCACAAATACCAAACACTGATCTAATAGAACAGTTGAATATGTATGGTGATGCTGAGTCAACAGTATCAATATCAGCAATCAATGTTGCAGCAGCAGTATTATCAAATACGTAAGTCTGCTGAATTGTATTAGGTGCTAATATCTTCTCACATTCAATAGTAGTAGCATTTAGAACACTTGCTACAAACACAGTACCATTAATATCACCACCAAATCCAGAGGATTGTGATGTCTGGGTAGCATCTAACTTGATAAGAGATATAATCTGCCCTTTGAATAGACCATGAGAACCTCTTGTAGTCACACTAAGCTTATACTTAGTACCTACAACCTTAGTAATAGAGATAGATGCAATCTTATTGTCTACGTTTAGAGGACCAACAATTCTATTTTCCTGTTGTCTTGCTTCTACTTCACCTTGAGCATCAGTAATAGGATCTTCAATAGATGTAGCAGAGAAACCTCTTGCAACCTTAGCATAGAATAATCCTAGATCATTCAGTTTAGTTACAGTAGTATTGATTGAATGTTGTACTGGAGCACTTGTTCCTAATTGACTTCTATATACATCTACTTTACTCAAATGAGGATATACTTTCTTTACCCTAACAATTTCTCTATTAGCAGCAGTGGCATTATCTATTAACAGATAATCACCCATATGAATTCTTGCTTGAGAACCACTATTGATCTTGTTTAGATCAATAGATGTATCTCCAGATGCTATATTAGCAGCTAATGTAATATCAGGAACCGTCATTCCATTAGCGAATGCGAATCCAGTCAATTTATGGTGAGAACCTAAACCAGTTGTATCAGTATTGGTTAGTGATTCTTTAGTTGTCTTCCACTCGTAGTTCTGACTATACTTTGTATACTTAATATTATCAGCAGGATCATTAGTTGCATACCTATAGATACCACCAGTATTGGTAGGAACAGCATCAAAAATTGAGAACTGCCAGAAATAACATCCACCAGTTACCCTAAAGAATGCTGCTCTAGGTAATGTAGCATTTGGAGCTTCCTCAATATATACGCCAGGAAGTTTATAGTCTGTAGTTTCTTGATTATTATTATCTGCATCCAAGTAATCTGCATACATTGGATCAGGGACATACCTTGGTCTGATTCTAGTTTTTCTTAGATCAGAACCTACAAGAGATGTACCCCTAGGAATAACAACACCACCTTCATAAGAGTTGAACTTGAATAGGTCGTTATTATCATCAAAGATGTCAAAGTTGGATTGGTCGGTTAGTTGTGGTATTACATCTACGCCATTAAGTTGCTGATCAGTATCCCAATAATTATTTGTTGTATCCCAATTTACAAAATAACCAGGTCTATTATCAATCCAATGATCTCCTGGACTTAGTAATACTGTATATTGGTCATACTTATCGTTTCCTCTATCAGGACCAGCGACATAACTAAATCGAGCAACTTCAAGCAAAGCCCTCTGTATAGTTTTGAACGGTCTTGTAGGAGAATTACCCCTATTTGTAATCAGATCCGAAGCATTGAACTCATTAGGGTCAACATATAAGAAACGTCCTTCTGTTGAACTAATGAGATTTGATAAGCGAGTTAATGACATCTTTTATTTCCAGTGGGCATACCAATCCTATAATGATATTTATACATTCCCACTATCAGTCTATAGATCTTTATGATCTAATATGGGTTGCATTGGGTCTACAAATTTGAGTGTATCCTCATCAAGTAACTTCTTACAGAAGTCTAATACATTCATAAATTCTTCTAAAGTTTCACACTTTACGTGTCTACAATCACCATCATCTGAATAGAGATGAAACTCTCTAGCCATAGTGTTGACCACTACTCGTGATAGACACTCATCTTGTTTATCCATAATATTAGTTCAGATAGATTTTCTCTCCTTTTATACGGAGATTTTTCTTGATATTTATTGTACCAGTATTATCTAGTACATCAACTGTCCACTTTCCTTTAGTTACAGTAGTATTGTAGTCCTTTACTACATTTACTGCCATAGTACCAGCAGATTCCATATTTATAGCATTCTTTGGATTAGTCTGTTTGACACCAAATCCAGCATCAGATTGAATTAGAGTATAAGACTCTTGATGTGACTTATATGTTTGTGAATTCAATTCATGATGTCTTGACTTATTTGTATATGTATTAGTAACATCAACTGTTCTCTCAGTAGATTTATGTAGAGAAGTTCCATCTACAGTAAAATTTTCTCCTTTACATGATGTTTTCACAGTACCAGAGTATTGATAGTCTGCTAACTTACCTTGATGAGTAAAACCAAAATCCTTTCGGACTTCCATTTTTAGTTCACCATTGAAAGCTACAGTATTTGTTTCATTACCTTTAGATTTCACAAATAATTGCTTTGCAGCAATGATACTTATAGTACCATCAGCCTGAAACTTTATACTACTTCCAGAAACATGACGGAATGTTGTAGTATTAGAACCAGGAGTTGCATTGACAGTAAAATAAGTACCATCAAAAAAGGTAGTTCCGTAGGTATGAGAAGGTTGTCCCTTCTCATTTGGAATTGGAGGTGAACTTAGTGCTCCCATAATTTTATGGACAATCTATAGACATAATGGACTCTTGACCTTCGATCTTCTTGACAAGATCTGGATCAGTTGCAGACATATACCTTATTATAGCATATACTTTAGCAGATGTCCCTTTAAATTCATCAATAGGAACACCAGTAATAGGTTCATCTTTGATGAATATACGAGGCATTGATGTATAACCTTGACCAGAATTAGTGATCTTGATATCAGTTATTCTACCATAAGTGTTGATACATTCAGCAGTAGCACCAGATCCACCACCACCTTCAATGGTTATTATTGGATTCTTATAACCCTCACCAACATTCTCTATAGCAAAACCTTGAAGAACACCAACAATACCCTGATTTGATGTGGATATAATCAATGTAGTATCAGTCTGATTAGTCAAAGTATTAGGATCTTTGACTGCTTCATTACTACTTGGATCTCCAACATCTCCACCACAAGGAGTTATATTTACTGTAGGAGTTTCTCTGAATACATATCCTTCTTCATTTTGGAATGATACCGCAGTGATGGATCCATTTTCATCAACGAAAGCAGTTCCTTTTAGGAAATGATCTTGTACTTCAAGATCTGTTTCTGGATCATACATTGTTGTTGATACAAATGCATCAGGAGCACAGTTACCATTAGAACCATTACCATATCCACTTCCACCCTCATATACTATAGCATCTTTATGTGGATAACCATCTTCATCAATTGGTAATTGAACCCATGCACCACCACCTTTACCATTAGCTTTAGGAATATATGCACTTGATCCTGCTACTTGGAAGAAATAGTCATGATTACCACAAGTCCTTACCCATGATCCTGCAACAAATGGATCATCTAAATCAAGAACCTTATGCTTTTTATCTAATGGGAAATAGTCTTTGAGTTTTCCTGATATATTATATTCAGGACCAGTACCAGATACTTGAGTGAACTGTGTGAGTAAACCTATATCACCTAATACTTTAACAGCATCATAAGCTGCTTGAGGATCATTTATAGACGCTGCTATATTAGTTGCAAGAGTTTGCATTGTTGCATCAATTTCAACTTGATCTGTCAATCCAGTTGCTTTCAATGCTGCTTCTACATCAAGAGTATCATCATTATAAGCAATTATTACTTCAGATGGAATAAACCCACATAGTTTCTCTCCAATCTGATCCATACCATCCATATCAGTAATACCAATTCCAAATGAAGATGCAATTACATCCATAGAATTAGTTTTATCTTTAGTAGCATCATCACAAACTGGTAATGGACCACCTGCTAACTTCTGTAATTTTGCATCTAAGTTAGGATTACCTAGATCAGGTAATAATGGTTTTGGTCTTTGCTTTCCAGACTTTGTATTGAATAACTTACTTCTTACACACTTGTTGAGATCAGGATCTACACAAGAAGCAATGCCAAGAATTTTCTTTAGGAATCCACCAACTTTACCCATAATCCCTGTGATGCTTCCTAATGCTCCACCTATCTTTGACATCAATCCTTTGATCTTACCCATAATACCACTGATCTTATCTAAGATACCACCAAATAACTTATCCGTAATAGCAGATAAGAGACAATCAGCATTGTTTATGACTTTCTTCAAATTCTTGAGCATACCATTTAGAATGTTTTTAAACATTCCTTGTAGTTTATTCAAGATACCTTCCTGAAAAGCACACTTCAAAACACCAAGTATACCATCCTGTTCACCTTTCAATGCTTCTAACTCAAAAGGATTAGCAGTTTGAACTGCTTTCATTACATCAGGGAATTTTGACTTGACTTCATCCTGTAATAGTTTACTAACAGCAGTCATTGGAGACTGCATAATATTACCCATTATCTGTGAGTAATTTTGTACTTTGCTTGCCATGTTTATGACAGCACCAGTCTGAGTATTGATCCACTTCTCACCTATCTGAGTTGCATTCTCCAGTTCAGCAGTAAACTCAGACATCTGAACCAGCATATGATCTTTAGTAGCAGAAACCTTACAGACTCCATCAGCTTCTGCTACTTCATATTCTTCCTCTTTAGCAAGTGCAACTGCAGCCACACTAGCTGCTGCATCTGATACTAATTCTTTTGCCTTTACTACTTCAGATTCAACATCCGCAAATATTCCAGTAGGAAATACTGAATGATGTGGTTGATCATTTGTTGGGTCTACTGTTTTCTGTGATACTTGTTTAGCTTTAGTTGTAGGTGAAACCCAATTTGGTTTACTATAAAGATTCTCAGGAGCAGCAAATGTTGCTCCTGGTACTGCACTGAAATTATCAGTTTTAGAAACTGCTCCTAAGCAACCTTGAACAATAGGTATCTGTGCATCTTCACCATCTAGGAAAAATCCTATTACCCATTGACCAGGAACCAACATAGATTTTGTACCCTGTCCACTTGCTTGAGATAAAGTAGCAGGAGTCATTATCTGAGCCCAAGGTAAGTCATCAGAAGAAACATCAGTCCTATTGGAATGATATCCACAAATTCTTACCTTGACTCTGTTGGAGTTCTTAGCGGTATCTACAGATTTTTCTACTTGACCTATCCACCAAATAAATTGTTCTCTACCAATAAAATTTGGTTTGATCAGTTGGTTAGCTAATACAGACATTATTCGTCATATACCCTACATTCAAATGCATCAGGATGATTATCACAATAAACTTCTAAGTGCTGATCCTCATGTCTTGTATGATAGTCATTGATCTTGGCATCATTACTATTTACCTCTTCACCTTTATGATACTCTTCGTAATTAGCATGGACATCTTTCAAATCTGCTTCAGTGTACTCCAACATTCCGTGATTAACATGCTCCTTATGATCCTTTGGATCGATATAAACTTCATGATCTAAATCGTGTTTAATTTCAGACATTTTATACCTCGTTGTTTTGATCTCGTAAGAGAAGTAAGTGTGTCATAGCCATATTTTTATCTATAGAATGAACAACCTTAGCAATTAGGTAATAACCACTTTGCTTTTTGTCAATTCTATCTTCATCCGCAGTATCGGTTCCGCTTTGTGATTTATATATTTGGAGAATAATTTTATCTCCTGCACGTAATTTAGCGTTACCTGGTATATTTATCTCAACTTTTTGGTTTTTGAATAAATCAGCACGAACAATTTGTTGGGCTAATGACTGTCTTATTTTATCATATCTATCCTCTTCTGCCTTCTCTTTTGTTGATTCGTACATCTCATTGTTGATTATACGAGTCATAATTCTGGTTGGTTTATCCTCCCAGAGTTGTGCAGTATCTTCATCAGCAGAAGGTTTATCAGCATCAGCTAAGTGACCCATTGCTGAGAAGTTACCACCATCCAATTTATAAACTGCTTCATTATACCTCAAAGAAGATACATCAAAGAATCCAACTAAATTAGATCTAGTTCCTCTTATCAACTGAGTTTCAATATTATTATTTGCTATTGCAGTTAGTTTTCTAACTATACGACTTTCTTCTTTAGAATCTGCATCATCTGCACCACTAACCACATTATAATGATAGGTATCAACTTCACTATCACCTTTAATTTTAGAATTGGTAGGGGCAGCATCTCCACCTTTACTTGATGCACCCATCAATTCATCCATTGATTTGAAATTATATCCATCAGAAGTTTGCCAGAAAAGATATCCAGCAGTTCCTATACCTTCACCTTTAGTAGTTGTTACTGAAGGAATAGATTTATTACAAACAATCTTACATATAAAATCTAATGGTCTGTCTCTCATAGCAGTGACAGTCAATGTCTCAGCCTCTAATCCTGTAGTTACCTCCTGTGTACTCTTTAGACCATCCTTCAAAATATTCTTGACAATCTCAGAAGGAGACATCTCCTTATATAACTTTTCAACTCTAGTAGTAAGATTAGCCATTGCTTCCTTACTCATACATCTCAAAACCATTACTGACTTATCAAGACTAGCAGGTCCACCACCTTCAACACCATAAACAACCATATTCGCAGTCATCTTTTCATCTTTGTCAGTAGTAATTTTCAATTCTACTTCCTCACCATTCCTCAAAGGAAGGTCTGACAATAAACTCTTAGAACTTGTATCAACAATAGCAATATCAGCTTCTATAGTAGGAAATGATATACCTTCCTTATAGATGATAGAAGCTATTTTTGCTTGAGTAAGTTCAACGTCTTTTATTTTTACTGATAAGGAATAATCACCAGCACCTACCTTTTTATCACTCATCGTATATTGTTCAACTCCATAGATTGTATAAGACTCAATGCCTCATTTGTATTTGTATGAGCAACACTTGATGCAGATATTGAACTCTCCTGAGTACCACTAGCATCTGCACCAACATCAACACTATTCAATACATCCTGTGCTACTCTTTGTGGTTCATTCAATATTGTACTCATTCCTAAACTTGTACCAAGAACAACATCAGTCAATGCTTTTATCTTTGCTTCATGCGTTACACCCTTTGCACTCATTATACCACTAACATCCATACCAGCCAACCCACCTTCTTGGAACCTAGAGAAGGTGTTATTCAAATTATTCAACGAACCATGTCCCATTATACTTGCAGCATTTCTATTGAGAACAAATTCACCACGTTCTAATATTGCTGGAACACTATCACCAGAAGGAGATCCACCAATTACACTACCACCTCTTTGTTTTCCATATTTCGCTATTTGCTCTTGCTTGGACATATTGGCAAATGCCATATATTCATCCATCGGAACTTCTTTTCCGTTTATATATCCCTTGCCTAACTCCATATCAAATCTAGCTGACACCTTTTTCTCAGAACTGATACTGCTAGATGTCTCTTCTCCTTCAACATTAGTTGCTCCACCAGCACGACCATAATCGTTACCTTCAGTAGCAAACAATGGAGCACCTTTACCAATAATATCCATATCACGAATATCATCAGGTAATATACCACCAATCATTCTTGCTAACTTTCTACCAGCAATTTCACCAACAATACCACCTGCCATTGCTCCAACAAAGGATCCTGGTCCAGGAAGAGCTGCTGATCCTGCTGCTGTTCCAGCAACAGAACCTAGGATACCACCCATAGCACCCATAATAGCATTTCCTGGAGCTGCTCCCATACTAATTTCTATTGCTGCTGTCAATGCTCCAAGTAGCATATCTAATCCTGGAATTGGAAATGCTTTTCTTGCTTTCTTCATTCCTGCTAATGCTGGCTTTGCTTTGCTTCCTATCTTCTTCACCAATCCACCCATCATCTTCTTGACTTGCTTAGGTTTTAGATTTTTAGCATCTTTCAACTTACTAATCTTTTTCAACATTGGGTTGCCTTGGATCAACTCATCAAGTTGACCACCAATTTTATCTTTCAACCTCCTAAACAACTCCATTGGGTTTAGACCTGCCAATGCCTCACCTATATCAGCATATTTTTTCTTAGCAAAATTTACACCCTTTACACCTAAATCAAATGCACCTTGTCCTAATCTCTTTGCTCCTCTCCATCCTTTACCAGCAAGATCCTTTGTTCCTGACCATAAATTACCAAGACCACCACCAATATTGTCCATCAATCCTGTTGCACCAGATCTTGCATTATCCATCAAGTTTCCAGCACCAGTCATAATTGCCTTCCTAGAAGGAATCATATTCTTTGCTTTACCTAGCTGCTGACCTAGACCAGTTTGACCAAATCTCTGCCCTTGTGCTCTAAAGAAATTTCCTGATTTAGAAAGTGCTCCTTTGATACCTTGAGGACCACCTTCTTGAGCAATCTTTATTGCTTGTTGTTGAGATAATTCTCCAGCAAGTACACGTGCTCTATTTACTTTAGAAACGTTATTTGCCTTCAAATTCTTCATTACATCAACTGCCTTATCAGCACCGAGCATTCTAGTTGCTCTACCAGTTGTGTTATTGACAAGACTTCCCATTCTGGCAATATTGCCACCACCAGGTCCACGACTTACAAAATTCTTAGCAAAATTTATTCCACTTCCTCTAGGAGTAGCAAATCTAGGAGAAATTCCCAATCCACCAGGTAAACCTCTTCCTCTTCCACGTCCATCTCCACCACCCATGCCACCTTGGTTGGTGACAAAAACATGCATTGGGTTTTGCTTTGTACCTAACTTCTGCCAACCTCTACCACCTGTACCACCTGATAATCCAGGAATCCTTATACCAAATAAACCAGCAATACCACTAATAGTATCAGTGAAATCAGTAACTATCTTAGTAGGATTTCTCAGGTAACGATAAGTTAGACCTAAACCTGCGATTCCTGAAAAGAGTTGGAAGATACCTCCAATACTCATTTTCAGATTACCATTATTATCAAGTATCTTATCTAAACCTTGGGAAATATTCTTTATACCCCATCCAATAATATTTCCAATAAACTTTATAAACTTACCAGCAAACTTACCAATCTTATCTAATGTAGATGTAGGAATAGAACTGACAGCATCCATGATACCTTTAATAGCACCCATGAATCCTTTGACAATATTTCCAAGGAAATTACTATTCTGCAATTTCTTTAGAACACCAAATGCAAGGAATCCACCAGCAATATTAGAAATAGCACTAAGAATACCTAGAGCACCTAAAAGACCTTTTGCTTTTCCTACTGCTCCTCCAACAGCTTTGCCAAGTCCTTCAAGAGCACTTTTACCAAGATTCTTTGCCCTATCTATTCTTTCTTCTCTTTGCCTTCTAAGATCAGCCTTACGATATTTCTCATCCTCTTTTCTTCTTGTAATATCTAACTTATTTCTAGCAGTTATGGCAACCTTGATAGCCTTTATATTAGTATCAATGTTAGTGATGCTTGTAAGGGCTGTAGTGAATGCTTTACCATTCTTTTTGAAATACCCATCAGTAACACTAAAGTCAGACCCAACACCATTTTTATTTCCACCACCAAAATTCACCGCCTTAGTAGGAGTGATATTGATAACTGTTGAGGTAAGGTCTATAGTTTTTGCCATTTATTTTACACCTGCTGCTGCTTCTTGGTTTCTTTTGTTTTGTTCTTTTAGGTGATCTGATAACATTTGCACATAGACATCTCGTTCCCAAGGAATCAAACTTTCAATTTCAGTAAGTGACCATTTATGATGTTGTATCATAGAAAAATTAGTCTCATAATATGATTCCAAGGAGATGTACCCCATTATTACCCGAAAAAATCTCCTAATCCTTGTAGAGTGATTTCATGTTCTACTCCATTTTCAGGATTTGTGATATTAATCGTATGTTCTAATTTAGGCATGGTTTCAAAAAACTCTTGAACATGCTTGAACTGATCTGCTGTCATAGAATCAATAAATTCCTTTAGTTCTTTTTGAGTACAATCAGAACTCTCATGAACTTCATCACCATGAACAATCTTATCAATACATTTGACAACAATATCAAAAGGATCCTGATCCTTTCCTTGGAAATTAGCTTCAATGAATGAATCCATACTAGGATACTTCATATAAAGAATAACCTCCTTTCCTAGATCAATCTCAGGATTATGCCCTTCAGGGAAAGTTACCTGAATCTCTTCAACATTGACTGTTGTACTAACAAGTAGTTTATCATTATCAGGACAAGGTACACTTAGTTCTATAACTTCTCCAACTGATTTACCTCTAATATTAAGGAAGATATATTCAATATCAAAGGAAGGTAACTCTTGAATTTTTACACTCTTAGTTACTATACAACTATTAATAATATTTTTTATTGCATTCGCAATATCTTTTTCATTTTCTGATTCTGAAGCAAGCATCAGAACCTTTTCTTCTTTTACTAGAAATGGTCTATAACGTAGTGTCTTTCCATTAGACGGCAATTTCAACTCATATGTTGGAGCTGCAATTTTTGGTAATGCCATGATTTAATATTATATGTAATTCTATTTAGTAGGGTATTAGAACATGTCCAAAGTAAGTTCATCAGCAACATGAGCATCAATCTCACCTTGACTATAGGAATCTCCTTTTCCTCCATCATTAGCGGAGTTATTGACTTTTGCTTTTTCCTCAATCGCTTGCTTGGTTCCTATACCTTCTTCATAACCAGTTTCTATATTATCTATTGTCTTCTTATCTTCAAATTGACCTACCTCTCTTTTTTGCTTTCCATCTTCACTCTCAGATTCTGATACAGCATCACCATATCCAGCATATCCACCAGCTACTTGTTCACTCGATAATCCACCATATATGTTATCAAAAGTTTCATATGCAAATTGTACTGAAAATTCTAGTGCAGAATTATTAGATCCTGAAGCAAGTGATAGATCAGCAACCATAATAGGATATGCATTATATACGTTAGTTACCATCGATACACTACCATCTCTTTCCAATTTCTTTATTATAATCTTAGGATCTACATAATCCTCATAATAAGCAATTCTTATATCCTTTCTTCCTGTACTAGCTCCAGAAATTCTAGGAGCACAATCTTCTGCCCAATTATTCATAAGCTGATGTACTCTCATATCACCAGTTAGTGTATAAGTCAATGTAAACTCATTGAACATTATACCTGTTACATATTTTCTTTCAACACCTAAACCCATGTCTCCACGAATTTGACCTGTTGTAAAACTTCTACCAGGCACTGTCGCACTAGACACCAAGTATTTTGAATGAGCATTCAAATCTATAACATCTTGAAAGTATCCACCATGTCCAGAGTAAATTACTTCATACCTATTGGCAGACGCAACCCCAGATGATAATATTTTACTGACGTTTTCGTATATTCCCATCTAAATAATGATTAGGGTATTATTATTATTTAGCGTGGCTTATAAAGGTAAATACCAACCTATAAACTATAGAAAATATAAGGGTGATCCCACTAATGTGATTTATAGATCCTTATGGGAAAAGAAGTTTATGATATGGTGTGATAAAAATCAACAAGTCCTTGAATGGGGTTCTGAAGAAATAGTAATCCCATATCGTTCACCTAAAGATGGTAGAGTGCATCGTTATTATCCAGATTTCTATATGAGACTAAAGAATAATCAAGGTGCTATTACCAGATATGTAATAGAAATAAAACCTAGATATCAAGTAGTTGGTCCTAAAAAAGATAAAATAAAAAGAACTAAAAGATATCTTGAAGAACAAAGGACTTTTGCCATAAATAAAGCTAAGTGGAGAGCCGCTGAACATTATTGTGCCAACAGGCAAATGCAGTTCAAAATACTAACCGAAAAAGAACTAGGTATCAAGTAAATGGGAAGATTATCTGGACCCCAAAGAAGAGCAGCACGAGCTGAAAGAGCACGATTGAGGGAGCTTGAAAAACAAAGGAAGATTGATGAAGCTGCTGCCCAAGAAGCAGCAACTGCTCAGAAAGAGCAAGCTGAACGAGAAGCAAATGCAAAAGCAGCAATAAGAGTTGAAAAAAGTGGAAAGGCAAAAGATTGGATCAAAAACAATGCTGGTAAAACACTAAAATATCCTAGAGATATATTTACTAGCACTACAGATTACTTAGCATTTGACTTTTATGAATTTGGTCCTTATCTAGCAGATGGTAGTCGTGATGACGGTACAGCAGGTCCAAAACTAGGCACTATATTTACATATATGCCATCAAATATTGCTACTGGATATCAACAGAACTGGGGTGGAGCAAAACTCAGTCCTACTGGAAGAGTTATGATGAATGCCATCAATCAGGCAGCACAAGGACAAGATAGAGATACAGTTAGTGGTTATCTAAACAAAAATCTTTTAGCAGGTTCAGGTAAAACAGTTGCTGCTGATTTATTTGCAAAAGCATTGAATAATACTGGTTCTGATAATCTAAGTGCAAATGCATTATTAGGTATGCAGCAAGGAATAGGAATCAACAATACTATAGAATTGTTTTGGTCTGGTCATGGTGGTCAAAGATCAACAACTGTAAGCATTAACATGGCTCCAAGAGGACCATCTGAACGTGATGAAATTGAAACTATAATCAAGACTTTCAAAATTGCGATGCACCCATCAAAAAATGCTACTTCTGCTGCTGATGTTGGTGGAAGATTTGTTGAATATCCAATGGCTGTTCATATGAGATATATGACCAAATCAAAGGAAAATCCACATTTGAATAAATTCAAACCTATGGTTGTTCAAAGTGTAGCAACTAACTTTACACCAGATAACCAATATGTTGTACATGAGGATGGATCTCCAGTCGCATATAATTTACAAGTAAACTTGAAAGAAATCAAACTACTTTATGCAGACGATATTATCAATTCATCAGATGGAGGAGGATTAGGTTACTAAAATGGCATTTTTCGAAAAATTACCAGATTTACTATACGCATCCAAAATCACTAAGTCTGGTTTTGGAGATTATACTCGGATAAAAAATGTTTTCCGAATGTATAAACTTAGTGATAATGCAAAGCGTCATGCTGTGCAATTCTATAAGTACAATATTCCAGAAGGAAGTACACCAGAAATGGTAGCATTGGACATTTATAATAGTCCTAACTTTCATTGGGTTGTTCTAATGGTCAATGAAGTTGTAGATGTATATGAAGGTTGGCCCAAGGATAGAGATGTTCTTGAAAAATATACTGCTGAGAAATATGCACCTGACAAAATTGATGAATCTACTCAACAACCTTTCTTAGATGGTCGTCATCATTATGAAACTTTGGAAAGAAAGGATAATAATGGTAATATTGTTATGAGAGCAGGATTACAAGTAGATGATGGATGGACTCAGGAAGTTACAATTTCCTCTTCTCCTTCAATAACTAAAACTCTAACTATTGCTAATGACTGTGTAGAAATATCTAACTTTAAATATGAAGAAAGGATAAATGATTCGAAACGTGAAATTGAACTTTTGAAACCTTCATACCTACCACAATTTGTAAAAGACTTTGAAGCTATTACCTCTTACGAGGCTAACAGTGATCTCGAAGATAAGAGAACTAAGAAAACTGCTATCGATCTGGTTAGAAAATACTACTAATAAAAAAAGGGGTCGTAAGACCCCTTTTCTTTATGCTTCTGCTAATCGTTGGAAATACGATAATGATTCGTCTTCATCAGCATCTGCTGCTGGAGCAGTAGTTGCTGCGAAACTTTCTCGGAATGCAGACTTTGGTTCTTCTACTACTGTATTAGATTCCTCTGTCTCCACCTCTTCATCAACAATTGCTTTTACCTTATTCTTTCTTCCACCTAGAACCAATGCTAAACGATTCTGAAGTTGCTCATAAGACTTGAACTTATCTGCTGCTGTAATTTCAGCAAGTGGATATTCAGTTTTCCAAAGTGCTTCAAGTTTAGCATCATCTCCACCTAGAACAGGTGTTGGTGTAGCAAACTCGGACTTATCATAATTCCAATAACCATCAACCTTGCGGATCTTTAGTTTGAAATCAGCACCTTCCCAGAAATCAAATGGATTTACTGGAGTCTCATCTTGGAATGCAGGTTGCATTGCTTCCTGAATTTTATCAAAAATCTTCTTACCATATTTGAATAAGAAAACTCTACCTTCGTTCTCAGTATTCTTAGGATCCTGAACAACGAGGATATTACTGTAGTAAGAAAGCTTACGCTTCTGCTTACGAACAGTTTCTTTATCCTTATCACTACCGCTATTCCATAGATCACGGTTATGATCGGATACTGGGTCTTTCTGGTTGAGTGTAGTTAGAGAGTTCTCTATATACCACCCACCTGGACCTTGGAACGCATGACTCCAAATTTTTGCCCAAGGAAGATCTTCACCTTCTGGTGCTGGTAGGAATCGTATCACAGCATATCCATTACCAGATGCGTCTAATTCTGGTTTCCAGAGTCGTTCATCCTTTCCATTGGATTGACCACCCTGTTTGGATTTCTCTAGTTCATCAGATAATTTTGCAAAAACAGATTTGTTATTGCGTTTTAGATCTGAAAAAGACATGTTTTGTATTCTCCGTATTTGTAGATTTGGCTTGTTTGCTACTGTGTAATCGTAGCACTTACTATTTATATTGTCAAGCAGGTGGTTGTATACCCATCTTCATTGTCTTGATTATATGATCCATGTTTTTGAAAAGTTCATCAAAACTAACATTGTCAGGTATACCTAAAGATGTTGCTGTCATCCTCATCTTATCAAGCATTTCTTTTGCTTGAGGATCTGGATCTAATTGCATTCTAGTATGAAGTATTCTTTGTTTTTCAAGAAGAACCTCCATCTTATCAATATGATTTATTCTCTGCTCTGCATTCATTGCAACATATCCAATAGAATCCTTATAGATCTCTGCTTGCATTTTTTGAATTTCTTCAATAGAATCCTTGACCTGCTGTGACTCAAAGAATTTACTCATTACGCTTTTTCCTTTACTATCTGTACAAATTTTGGTATCTCTACTTTCACAAATGGTTCATACTTTTTCATTTTAGAAGATACAGTCTCCCATATGGGATCATTAAGTAGTTTGTCATAATCTTTCTGGAATCTTAGAATCCTATTCAAAATAATAAGAGTTTCTATGCATATTTTGCCAGAAAGGTATTTTCTCAATAATGGTGGATGACTGTTGGGTTTGCACTCCATTCCCTTTTCAAGTCCATCCTCAAAAATTTCGTCTATATCATTGGAGAATTTATAGGTAAGATTTCTATTTCTTTTTCTCCAAGAATTGTAATTATTCTCACCATCTTTCAAAATAGATCTAATCCATAATTTAGAAGGATCATCAGAAGCAACGAAGTTAGATAGGAAAAATTCAAGTATTTCCCCCTCACTTCTTTTACGAGACATTGCCTCAAAGAAGTATCTATCTTTTCTCATTTTGAAAGTTTGTTCTTTCACACTCGTCTTACCACCATAAAGGAAGTAATCGTAATTACCAGATCCAAAATGGTTTTTTAGTGCAAGATAAGTTCGGTAACACTGGAAACCAGAGACCTTCATACTGGCAATTTAGCACGAGAAGTTTTCTTCATGAAGTTCAATGTAAGAGCTTCACATTTGATCTTTTCTTTTAGTGGTTTAGATATGAGTTTGTTTACTTTTTCAATCTCAATATCATTTTCTTCACAGTAATGACATACTGCTTCGATATAATTGAAGTCTCTCTCAGTTTGTACAAGATGTTCAATATCTTTACTGAACTTTTCTTGTGTCATGAATTTTTCTTCAATTAGTTTTTCAACTTTTTTATCTTCAGCCATGAGTATAGTTAACATAATCTTCTACATAATCTTTCAAGAGTTTCATGTATGTAAGTTTATCACGTTTTTCATAAACTTTCACGTCACCATCTTCACATGTCATAATAATGACTAATTTTTTGATAGGTAATTGTGTCCGTTCAAAGTACATCATACCATATGCCATGCACTGAACATAGTAGTGTTCAATCCACTTCTCTGGTTTGACCTTCTCTGATGTTTTGAAATCTATTACAGCAAGTTCACCTTCATACTCAGCAATACAATCTACTTGTCCTGCTAGATGTAATTGGTCACTATATAGAGTTCCTTCTAAACAATGTATATTGTCTATTTTATCTAATATAGGTTTTGCTTGCTTGAACAAATATGTGGGTAAAGGATCTGCTTCTGGAACTTCTTGATTTTTTAGATAGTGTTCAATAAGTGTATGTGTAGCAGTACCCCTATTTGTTGCTCTTTTAGTCTTAGCATTTGCTGCTTCAAGACCAACCTTTTTTCTCCAGTTAGCAAATATCTCACGATTCCTATGACTTGTGATCGTAGTTATAGATGGATACTTATTATTCTCTGGAGTAACATAATAACGTGTTTCTCCTTCATGTAACCTATTTAGTTCAAATGTAGGAGTTTCAATGTGTGTGAAAGTCATAGTGCGAGATTCATTTTTGCAATAATATAATTACGAACTAAACCAGATCGTACAATATCTCCGATTTCAAATCCGATCATAGAGAAGTCATCAGGCATGGCTTCCATAATCTTCATAAAATCTATTATACCATTTCTTTCATTAACTTTGGTCAAATCTGTTTGAACATGATCACCACAGAACATGATCTTAGTATTATCACCAACACGAGTGACAATAGAATCTAATTCGTGGAAATTCAAGTTTTGGCATTCATCAACTAATAATATACAGTTATCAAAAGTAGTACCACGTATAAATGATGTACTCAAGAAACTAATAGTCTCTTGTCCTTTTAGGTTCCCATATAGCATATCAAATTGCTCATTAGTTGGCAACTTGAACATATACTTCACCATATTTGAATATGGTGTCTGGTAAAGATATGATTTATCATCATGATCACCAGGAAGAAATCCAATTTCACGAGTGGCAACAAGACTTCTAACGATATATACCTTATCATATGGAGTGGTAGGATCTAGAACATCTTTTAGTGCATTATATAATGTAATAAAAGTTTTTCCTGTTCCTGCACATCCATAAGCAAAGATATTCTTACCCTGACTATATGCATCAAAGAGTACACTTTGATTAGCAGTCAATGGTTTTATATCTACCATCAATTCTGTATTGATTGGTTTCTTACGTTTCATAACTCTGGTGGAGGTAGATCCGTTACCATTGCCGTTTTTCTTTTTACGAGGAGTTGACATATTAGAGTGTTAGTTTAGGTGCGCCTGGTGCTTGTGATGCTTTATGAAGAACGTCATTCCATCCTGGTTTAGTTCTTCTTAGTTTGTCTTTCCAATCTCCGACATCTGTTGCCATAGGGGCTGTAGATGGATCACTCCAATCTCTAGTCCAATCGGGATTTTCATTACACCATTCGCTCCATTTATGAACACTCATAGAGACTTCCTTTTGTTCACCAGTCTCTTTATTGATAACAGGGTAAGTTGCCATAATAAGTTAGTTTACAAAAGTATTTATTTCCATTGAAGTGCTTCAGCAACTATTGGAAATTGTTCGGTGAATACCCTACGGCATTCTTCTGCAATCTCCATATGTTCTTTTTGAGTACCATGTGCTGAACGTAAATTTATATAGTGTATCCAAGAACGACAAGAACCAGTCATATAAATTCTGGTTGGTGTTGCTAATGGAAGAACAAATCTAGCACACTCCTTTGCAACTCCCTCTTGTAAGAGGGTATTGTATAAATCCATTGCTGCACTAAAATGTGCTGCTATCTTGAGTTGTAAATCAACTACCTTTTCTGAAGGAATGTCATCGATACTATTCTGCCTATTTTTGAAATCCTGTCTCCTAAGATCAGGTTCAGGTATTGTAGGACTCAATAAATTAGCATCAGCATATCTTTGAGAAAATTCTTGAAAGGTAAAGGATCTATGTCTTAGTATTTGTGCAGCAAGTCCTCTAGTTGTTTCTATTTGGACTGTCATATGTGCCTGTTCAAAAACAGACCAATGACCATGATCACAACAATACTTTAGGAGCCCCGCTACTTTCGGATTCTCCTGATTCTTCGGGTTCGACACTCTCGCTATGTACCCCATGATCTCCTCCGCTTTCGGTGTCACCGAGATCAATGTCACTTTCTGGGTCAATGACTGGTCTGACTGGGATTTCATCTGGGTCGTACCATCCTGATTCAATGACTGTTTCATAACCAAAACCGTTTTTTAGTTCTCTTTGAGTGTTTGTAATTTTTTCGTTTACTGTACGAAGTTCCTTTTTTAGTCTATGAACTTCTTCTTCAGTATAATTCCAAGGATTCTTATCAGTATCCTTAATTGCACGTTTTAGATGTTTACGAGCAACCGCAAGAGTGTATTCCATAATGCGTTTTCAATGAATATATTATAGCACAAAAAAGGGGGTTGCGTAAACCCCCTTATAGTATTCAAGTAAGAGAACGTCTATGCAGTTGCTAAAACACGTTTGTGTCCTTTAGTGTCCACAAGGAATTTTACACCACGGTAAATTTCTTCGTGTTCAATAGGGCGTACTGTCTTATTAGGACGGTTCTCGGTGTCGTAGGTAACACCACGGTATGTGACTTTTGCCATTGGCTTTCTCCAAAGTAGTAGGGATTTTGGCCCCGTTCCTTCAGTCGGCTTTTGCGTCCCACTCGCAATGAGGTGTTTCTTCTAACACGATACTGATCATCTCAGCACGTGTCTCTTCTTCTACCCTAAACTCCATCATCTTGTCAACAAGTGATTGAGCTTCAAGGCAAGTTAAAGTAGAGGCAATGACTGCTAAATGAAACATGGGATGAACGATTCCGTTCCGAGTCGGCTTACTTGCGTCCCTTGAGGGATGAACGTGTAGGATATGTTAGCATATCCATACTATATAGTCAAGCTAACTGTTATAAATATATTTTTTAACTGTGAGGGTAAGAATCGAACTTACAAGTCCCGCCAGGAACACCAGGGAAACAACCTGGAGCGTTTACCAGTTTCGCCACCTCACAAAGGGATCCCTAATCAGGGATCGCTTGCATGAGACGTTGCATTCCTATCCCTCCACCACTTCTGGGGAAGAAATCGAATTCTAGGAACTCATCAAGTTCTGCTTCAACTCTTTCCTTACCGAATAATTTGAAGAGTAATTGGGCATATTGTCCATCAGAGATACTATAGAATGTTTCACGCATTTGCTCTTTATCAGTGCTACGTTCTGCACTACCAATAGTCTCTTTACCACCTATTATAACATCAATTTTCTTACTGGTGTCATCAGCATTTCTTGCCATATTCCAGAATGGTGATGTCCACTCAGGGAACTTAGTAATCATACCTCGACCAATAGTCTTTTCATGGTCATGGTCAAGTTCCTTAGTCTTGAATAAATCACCCCATTCTTTGTAAGTTTTACATTGTAATGGTTCTACAGGAATTCCTATATATTCGCATAATTCAAATTCCATCTCTCTAAGGTCATCTACACCTCCATGCATCTCAAATTCGAACATGGGGAAAATTACTTCATGTCTACCTGGAACAGGATTTGGTTCTGCCCTATATGAGGTTGAAACACAGAAAAATCCTGGTGCTTCGGGATTAGACAATAATTCGTATTCTAACCACATTTGACCTGTTTGGGGTAATGGCCAGGTTTCACCATTATACTGATATGTTGCTACTGT